CAGCAAAACCTTGAGTGTAATACTCTAAGTATTGCGGGTCTGTACAACCAGGCGCGTAGTAACAACTACCATCACTAGTATTTGCGTTATTATCATAATTGTAAGCTGTAGTGTCCATACATCCATAAACATAAGGTGTACATATAGTTGGACAATTTGGCAAAGCTATGTAATTATCTGGAAATAACATTATTCTGTCACTCCAAGGGTTTGTACCACCAGAAGCTATAATAACACCCTCTGGATTTATTAATCTAAAACCTATTTGATCTATAGTAGCATCAGAACTTGTTTGTGAGTAAGCTCTAATTGTAACTGGGTGATTTGATTTTAGTTCTAAGTTTATAGTTTCAACAAAAGAACTTATATTAGTATAAGGACCATATGAATTACCCAATTGATTTACTACAACATAAGCACCTAACCAACCATCACCACCACCATCAGTAAGTTCTAGTGTATAACCACAAGTATCTTCCATAAGCGGTGT